TTTCCCAACTGAAAGCATCTCGGTTTCGTTGGTATTGTTCCATTGACCAATTAATATCATCGGATGTTATTTCAATGGTATAAGGGGCATCCTCTCTGCCCATGGTTTCTGTTAATGGTGTTATTTCTATTTTATAGGTTTTCATAAATTTAAAATAGTGCTTGCGTCACTTTAATTAATTTCTTATTTGGTTCATCGTTCACTAAGTCCCATCTGTAGAACTCACGTGCAATATGTACAGACTTTGGTTTTTCCATTACATCGAATGTTAACTCTCCAAAAGAGTTTAGGAATACTTCAGAATGTTTCCAAGTCTTCCAACCGTTTCTGTTACACATTTCTCTTACCAATCTATTGAACTCTTTTACCAGTTCTGTTCTCTCTGCCCAAGTACCAAAGAAAGGTGTATCTTTATAGTAGCCTGTTTTTGGTAGTGGTCTAGACTCATTCTCAATTGGTAGAGCCTGAACAACATCAATATGTTCTATTTCTAAATCAATTAGTTGTTGTTCATATTCTTCCATCATTGTTTTTAAAGACTTCGATGGATTGTCTTGTCTCATTAAGTGGTGTCTTATATCTATATTCCCTAGATAGATGCGCAGTGATTGGATATATTCTGGTACATAACTTCTAATCCCTCTTCTCAGAGTGCCAAAAAGAGTTAGACCATCATGTCTGTCTGTTTGGAAACCCGGCGTGTATTGACTAAAAGAATGAGAGTCCCCGAAGCATAGGCAGAAAGTTTTTTCAATTCTGTCCACGCGGGGGATTTGGGAACAAATTTTCTTAGCCTCATCGATTCTAGATTCTAGAGTTTTGAATAGATCCGAACCTGTCTTTAGTCTCTTTTCAATTAGAGTTCCAACACAGGGCATATCGTGGTGAAGCGAATATAGCTTGACACCTTGAGCGAACATTCTAGTGATTTGTTGGTACAAGTCATCGTTCGCTCCACCAAAGATATTAAAATTACCCTTAAACTCCATACCGTGCTCAAGTAACATTACATCAAATGTAGACCAATCGGTCTCTATGTCTGTAATGACTTGCACGTCTGTGTAGCCTGCATGTGTTAATTGATTAGCTAGATGGAATGCCCATCCAGATTTGTGTGAACTTAATTTTGGACTGAGTTTACCTACAAGTGCGGCAATACCAATCTTAAGTGTTTTATCTTCCTCTAAGTCTGTGAAATAGACTAGGTTATTGCTTGTCTCCATATCCAGCGTCTGCGTCAGTTAAATTAATAGGCTTCTCAGTTGGACCATATCCATACTTCTTAATGTAATTATCAAGACCACCAATATATGCTACTGCATCTAATAGGTTATCTTCTTTGTAGTTGTAAGAATGTCTGCTTAATTTAAGTGCGACTAGCGCGGCATACATATCAGATCCTGACCATTCTTTACCGGTCATACCTGCACAGATCATTGCGGCACGTCTCATACCTTCTTCGAAAGGACCGTACATACGTTCTTTCTCTTCTGATCTGTTATTGATTATTTCGTCTGCTTCTTTTAGAATGTTTTTGCTCATAATAACTAGATTTAATTAGTTATTATAGAGAGAAAGCCGCGATAGTTTCACGGCTTTCCTAAATTAATTAACCCATTTATATTCGGGTTCAGAGTAAACGTTCTTGATAATAAACTCGTCGTTCTCTAGTACAAGGTACTCTCTGGGTAGAGTGTCAATTACAAATACCCTATCGGTATTTAAAATTCTTTCTCTTTGAGTATGCCCAACTATTTGAAGAATATCCGGATCGACTGGGTCTGACCTTAGAGCTTCTGGACGAATCCAAAGAGGACTATTATCTTTAGAGTTACCATCTCTAGTTGGACCTGAAAAATTAAACTCCCATGGAGCTGCCTCCCAGAGTTGATTAACCTTGTCTGCAATTTCAAACATATTACCCTTGTCCTCAACCTTCTCATCATACCACGTAGAACTCAATCCAGCATGTGTGACTAGAAGATTATTCCATTGCCATGCCATTTCAAGGTTATGTGCATTTGCTTTCAACAGTTCTCCAATCTCATTTGCAAAGAAATGTGAGTAACCACCATACCGACCTTTACAATGAGGCATATAATGGAAATCATGATTACCTATTAACAGTGTTACTCTATCCGGAGTACATTCTTTAAATTCAATAATTTCTTTAAAGTTTTCAATCTGTACTGCAGGAGTAATTAAGTAGGCATCAAAGTAATCTCCAACAAACACAAAATGGTCAGCCGTCTTGTTATCAGCAACAATACGCTTCCATGTATCATGTCCATGAATATCTCCTATGAAAACTACTTTATTCATCGTCTTTATTTTTATGTTTCTTCTTTCTTGTATAATTCTTTTTAGACTTTTGAGTCTGTTGTGTCATCTTCTTAGAAATATGATGTGCAGCCTCACCAGAGGTCCAACCTCCGTTAAAGTCTAATTTATCATCATTTTTCTTTTTCTTGTCCATCACATTACTAATATAATAAAAAAGCCTGACATAAAAAAATATCAGGCTAATTATTTTGTAAAAACTTTGTCTTTAATTTATAGTGGCCATATCATGACCGTGCCTGCATCGTACCACTCACTATACCATCCTCTTTTATTTAGTTCCTTTTCCCATGAGTTAAGTACACCAAATTCTCTATTCTTGTAATCTTCTGAGTAGTAATCATAAATTTGTTTACCTTTAAACTCATCGTCATAATTTTCACCAGAAACATGAATACCTCCTTCAGAGCCGTTAAAATCTTCAGAAGTACCTACAAAGCTCATGTGCTTTTTAATAAACTTCATCATACCGTCTCTATCTTCTTTCTTCTCATTAAGTGTTGCCCATTCAGAAAAATGGTCTTTTACTTTTTCATTAGCCATATTATATCTTACATCTTCAATAAAATCATCTTCTGTAAAATCTCCATACTCGTCAAAGAATTTTTTAGCCTCTTTATTTGCCATTCTTTCTAATGATTTAACGTAATCTTTAGCATACCTTAAAGTAGTTATACCTTTCTTTATAGCCTTCTTTAATCCAGCATCCATTATTTTTGCAACGTCATTCCAACTTTTTTCATTAACTACTGATTCTGCCATTGCTTCAATATCCCATTGAATTCTTTGCATTGGATCGTCATCTCTATAGTTTTTCTTCACCCAATCAATAAGCCCACGTTCATGTTTGGCATTCTGAGCCATATCGAATGCATGTTCCCAACCACCATTAGAAGATACATCCTCAATCCATTGGTCGTACATTTTTTGATTCCATCTAATCTTCTTAACCGCTTTCTTATGTGGACCATCACCTAGTTTAGAAGTAGCAGCCATATAACTACCAGGTTTAAATACACCAAGATCTTCACCAGTCTCATCATACTTAATCTCTTTTCTAAATCTTCTTAGTGAATATTCACCGCCTTCAATTTGCTTTCTTCTTGTAACTTCACCTTGAGATGCACCAATTGCAATCTTCATATCTTCGGCTTTTTCAGGATCTGTTTCAAAATGTAAATCTCTAACTGCATTTTCAAGTACAGCCTCTTCATATTGTAAGTCTTTACCTTCAGCAATAAAATCGTCAAACTGTGTAAATAATTTAAAGTTCTCCATTTCTAATTTCTTTTTTGTTTTATCTTTCTCAGCTTCCTCTTCGTCATCATCTATATCTGCAACTGAAGGAACATCACCAGAACCTACACCACCATCAGATGGTAAAATTACAGGACCCATTCCTCCAATGTTAGCACTAGGGGTAATGCGTTGTGCTGCTTGAGCAAAATCTTCGTCTACCGTCTCTGGTAGATCATCATGTTTTGTTGAAGCGTATTTCTTTAAGTCTTTCTTTGTCATTCCGTCTGATAATGATTTTACCTTTTCTCTGTAAGCTGGATCGATGTCTGAGATTTCCATATCTCCTGATTTAACAGCGTATGCCATTCCCATCAACCTTTGTTGTGATTTACTTACTGATGGCATTTCTTTTTTCTAATTCCTTTTTAATTACGTTCTTCTTTCTAGAGTGATTGGAGCTTTCGTAAAGTTTCTTTAATTCTTCTGTTGAAGTATTATAGATAGTATAATGTTTCCAGAACCACTTGTTAGTCATTCTACCATTATTATCTCTAACATATTCTTTAGTACTTTCTTTTACTTTGCAAGCTGCCAATTTCTTTTTCTGTATTTTTACTTTGCGTCGATTTGCATTACTTCACCGCCTCTTAACTCTAGGTTGTTATCACCTACTGGAGATAAGTTACCATAGATTACATCTTCGTTTGATGCGATAGCTGAATTAGTATATGATTCTTTATCGAATTTTCTTTTGTATTTATTTGCATCAACATCATCCATAAAACCAACGTTGATTACAAAGTCACCATCTGCTAATGAGATGTATAAAGAAGTTCCGCCTTCTTGATTAAGACCGTTTATTTCATCAGCAATCCATTTAGAAGGAGCCATAGTTACATAAAGAACTTTGTCCATATCTTTAACTGCCTTTTCAACTTGATCTAAAATCATTTTCTTAGCTTCATCTTGGAATTTATCCCAAATTTTGTTGACATCCTCTACAGTAGCTTCAGCATCACCTTCGTAAGATACTTTTTCTACTTGCTTTTTAAAAGCCTGCATGATCTTACCTAAAAAACCTTTTTGTGAATAATAACCTGAAAGTCTATATACTTTCTCGTTTAAAAATTGTTCAAATGTTGGTATTCTTTTCATATCTTTATTGTTTATATTACCAAGCGTAATCGTATTTCTCGATTTTAGCTATCTTTTCTTTTATTTCTTTTGCATAGTTTTTAGATTCTCTTTCATAGTAAGATTCTCTTTGACCATATCTAGCTTCAGATTCTTCTGCCTGTTTAATGTAATCTACGTATCTACCATAAAGATCTAAGATATTAGACATGTGATTTGCAGCGTCTTTTGCTTTTACATCTCTACCCTTAGGAGATTCACCAATTTTGATTTCACCATATTGAGTAGACTCTCCTTTTGCTAAACCGTCTGAAAGTTGTTTAGCCAGAACATCGATAGCATCTTTTACCATTTTATCTAGTGGTAGACTTGCTGCTTTATCAGCTAAGATCTGGTGGTATCTATTTAGGTTAGCATCTTTAAATTCTTTATCAGATTTGAATGCTATTGCACCTGCTCTAGCTTCTTTTCTTGCATTTCTTAATTGTTCAGTAGAATACTTTTGTCTAATTAATTCTAGGTTAATAACAATAACTCTATCAGACATCTCTGAAATTCTCTTACCGTTGTTAAGACCTGATGCGCCCCAACCTCTGTATTTGTGGTTGATACCTATTTGGTCTACATCACCTTTTTTATTCTTAGACCAAGCTCTACCGCCTGACCATCTTGACCATTCGTTAGCATAGAACTGTCTGTCACCAGACATAGCTGCTAATACAACACCTCCACCTGGAACTACTTTATAGTCATTCCAAGATCCGTTATTATGGTCATAGTATGGATTTTCTTTCTCGTTATCTGAGATAAAGAAAAGTACGTGGCTTGAACCACCATAGTTCTTAAATACTTTTGATACGTCATTGCTAACAATAAAATCTTCATCTTGAATTTTATCAAGAGCTACTTTAGATAGGTTGTAAAAACCTTTAGCTAATTGAGAAAGATTTTTCTTAGCTTGTTTACCCTCTCTACCGTTCGATAGAACTGTTCTTAAAATAGCAGAGTTAATAGCTTCATTAAGAATACCATTGGAGCTTAAAAAATCTCCAAACGATTCGAATAAGTTTATTTCATTTTTCATATTTGTGTTCATATTTTCTAATAATCCGATTGCAATGTCGCCAACTTCTCTATCTCCTTTGTCAACATATCTTTTATTAATGATAGCAAATCTAAAACCATCTACTTCAATTGTATATGATGGAGCCATCGTGTCACTATAGAAGTATTTCTTCTTGTAGCCACCTTTATCTAATTCTTTACCGATTGCAAAGAAATCTCTGGCTTTACCTACGATAGACTCTAAATTATCTAAGTGGTCACCAGCGTCGTCTTTTTCATTTACTGATTTATTCTCTGCTACCATTAAAGTATCATAGTGTACTTCTTCTACTTCACCTCTGTAATCAGCATAAACATCTACTTGCCACTCTTGGCCATCTTCGTCTTTACCAATCCAGTATTGATCTTGTCCCTCGTTACCGTGGTCGTCAATAATATCTTCGTAATCAAATTCTACTTTGTGCTTTTTACCACCGTCTTTGAATTCAACATAAGGCCATTCATCTTTAGTAACTTTAATCTTTTCGTTTACTTCGGCAGCTTTAGGTTCTTCATCTAATTCAGCTAAAATTCTAAGACCCCACTTTGAAAGTTTAATACCTTCTTCAGAAACGTTGAAATATTTTGTATTTCTAGTTCTCCATTGTTTATGGTCACCAGATAATTCAGAAAGTATTTTAGTAAACTCTTCTTCTGTGATTACACCATCTTTAACTGCTTTAAGCACTGAGTTTCTTACGCTAGCAGTTTTACCTACTGTTGAAGCAGGGTGGTTTTCAGTATACCTTCTTTTAATTTGTATTTTCTTACCTTCTGATAAAAAGTCTTCGAATGTTGCCATAATTATCTTACTTTAATTTTTGCTAAATAACCTTTAGTCTCTTCATATTGAAATGAAAACTTAGACTTTGCATAAAGAGTTCCCATTGAGAAAGAAACAAATGTTCCTTCTGGCTTTTTCATAGAAGCGTTATATGCATCTGTTGCAGATGCTTCGTCTTCAAAAATTCCAATATATCTTTTTGAAGTTGTAGATCCAAATCTAATCTCACCTTCTAATCTAATAGTTTGACCATTAAGGTCTGCACTATTATGAGCAAATACTAAGTATTTAGTTTCACCTTTTTCTGGAAGGTTATCGCCATGCTCTCCGAATGATGTTCTATCATTATAGTAGTAAGATCCAAATGGAATAGACTCATTTACTGGTTTGTAACCGTCTTCTCTGAAACCTTCGAATGTCTTTATGTTATTCATGTTATTATACTATATTTGTTTATATATTCTTAATAAAATCATCGAAGGTCAAGAACTCTACATCTTTAGATTCTGCCATAACTCCCATCGAGTCTTCTAATTTTTGTTTTAACTCGGCATACATGTTATGTAATGGCTTAGGAGTTAGTTTCTTAAATAGCTTCTCATCGCCATCTAACATTGCATTTCTTACTTGAGTTGCTGATATATTCTTTCCTGTTCTAGGGATTTCAAATAAACCAAAATCATCTCTAACATCTAGAGCATCTCTATATTCCTGTTTATCTACTTGGAATCCGTAAGTTCTCATTCTATCACTTCCAGTTCCCCACAATACAGGTTCGTATTTAGGTCTCATTGCATTAAACATAGTGTCAATACCTCCAGTTGGAATTACGAAAATATCTTCAATAGGTAATTTACCTTTTAATCTGTTTATCATAGCCACTTGAGTTGCCTCATCATAAGGTCTCTTAAATGCATCTTCCTTTTTCTTATTCTTAGCTTTAACTAATAGAATAACTACAGGATAACCATTTTGCTTATAGATTGTTTCTACAACTTTAGCATGTCCTAATGTAAATGGTTGGAATCTACCAACAAACATGTTTACTAATTGCTTACCTTTTTCTGGATGGTCTACTTTTAGAGCTTCCATTACTGGACTAACTTCGGAAGAGATTTTTTGATTTACTAAATACTGTTTAAAGTTCATTACGCTATCTTCATTTGTTTTAGCTAAAACTTTAGTTTCAATCTTTTCAATAAGTTCATTTAATGTAGATAGCATATCTCCAGAAATAATATCTGTCTCTTTGCTTCTCTTTCTTCTAAAAGAACCTAATGCTATCTTAAATAGCTCTGATAAAATTTTATCTTGCACTAGGGTTAATGTTTTCTCATTTTGAATAAACTTATGATTTAATTCAAACATAGGAGATTCTGCAAAATCTGCAGAGTCGAATTTAGCTCCAATATATTTTGTAGCATTTGCACCAATATAGCTATTAAACATCTCTGACATTAATTCTAAATATCTCTTGTCAGACTCTTCTTCTTTTAACTCTATTGAATCAATATCAAATTGCATAAAATGTTCAACGATGTCTAGTATAGAAATCTGATACATGTCAGATGGCTTTCTTTCTGGTCTTGGTTGTTTGTTAAACTTTTCTAAGACAAAAGATTTAAGTCCCTTTCCATCATGAAAGTTAACTATAAAACCAGAAACATCTTTAGAAAGATCGTGCATTAAAGCTGATGCTTTTTGATTTTCATTAAAGATACTATAAACTACTCTAGTAAAAGAAGGTCTATCGGGGTTTTCAAACCTCTCTTCAAATTCATTTACACTAGTTTCTAAAACATCAACGATTGCAGATTTTTGACCAGAATGTAAAAGACCTTCAAAAAGAACTGGAGGTCTATTAACTTCTAATTTGTCTGCCCATTTATTTAGAATCTTAGTGTCTCTAATTACCTTTCTAACTTTATTTGGATTAGAAGGTTGTAGTACTTGTATATGTGTTAAAACTAAATTAGACTTTGGTAGTACATCATATTCAATATCAATAGTCTTATTATCTCCTAAATACTCAAAACCAAATTTCCAGTCAAAAGGCATATCTAACTTATTGTCTTCAGATACTGTTTTAAAATGTCTAATCGCATTCTCGTAATATCTAACGATTGTACGATCTACAGCATTCATCTCAGTCTTTGAACCAGACTTATAGTAAGAGAAATCTGTTTTATTTCTCTTTACATGAAAAGATGAGCCATCGATTTTCTCAGTAACAATACATTTGTTATTAAGTAAATCCATAAACTCATTTGAGTTAACGCCTTCGAAATATGTTTTTAAATTATTTAGTGCCATTATCTACCGTATTTAATGATACCCATTAGCTGGTTAATTGCAGCAAAGGTACCTGTTAGTTTAAATGTTTTACCATTATATTTAAAGACTAGGCCTTCGGTTGGAATAATTGACTCGATACCTCCGATACCCTCTAGTCTCTTTAATTCTTTTTCTACCTTCTCGATTTGTTTTAGGTCTCCGTTCTTTTTAACTTTGTCAGCCTCAGTTCTGATTTGCGTATGTAATCTAGCTTTCTCAGCTTCTGGATTAGCAGCAACAAAATTAGAAACGTTCTTTAAAACATCTGCACCTAATTCTAAAAATAGGTTTTCAAAAGGTAGTATGTTTTCTTTATACTTCTTATTTCTTTGACCGTCATATTCTTTAACGGCTTTTGCTTGATCTGGAGTAACTGCCTTCTTTAACTCTCTCATATTTAGAGTCTTCTTGTCTAGATATGCCCATCTTAATAAAAGACCTTCTTTTAATGCTGGGTCTAAATCTCCAAAATACTTTTCGATTTCATTTCTCCACCAAGCTTCGTGATACATTTTAACCTCATCTTGATCTGATAGACTATAAGCATCTCTTAGTTTATTTATCGCCTTTTCGTAATAGCCGACTCTATCATCAAAGTTAATATCTTTTCCTAACTTTAAAATTTGAGGGGGAATTATTGTAAAGGTCTTTTGTACATCCGCTTTTAATTCTTTAAGCGCTTTAACTATTTCACTTGCTACATTTTGCTCTCCAATGATATTACCTTCGCCATCAGTGTTTTTAATACCGTGGAATTGAATAACATCTCTATCATAATAGATTACATTAGGATTTTTAGAGTAAATGAGCTCCATATTAAGGAAATTCTTACCGTTATCAAATACGGATTGGTCCTTAAGCTTTGGGAGCGCTTCTGCTAGATCTTTAGCAGCAAAGATGAATGTTTCTTCAACCAGCTTTGAAGCGTGGCCAGTGAACATCTTAATAATACCATTTAGGTCGAGTGGATTTGCTAATTGCCCCTTGTTTCTGGCAAACATAGCCTTACCATCTTTTACAGTTGCAAATACATTCTGACCATCTGTCTTTTCAGTTGGTGCCTCTTCAAAATCAAGACCTCCTTGTAGTGCAGATCTTACAATAGTTTTGAAATCAGCAAATGTTAATGAATGGTCATCGAATGGGTGCATCATGTGGCCAGCGGCCCCACCCTCAAATACGAAACTCTCCAAGTTGTTTACCTGGAGCTTTTCGTTTATGAATTCTGTAAAATTTGTGTATATCTTCATAAGAAGTTTTAGATTGTTTTTATCCTAGTGATGATTGTAATGCGCCAACTGCTGCACCATAGTCATCGCCGTGTTTGTCTAATAAACCGTCTACTACTTCTTGAGCTTTTTCTTCGTCGAATTTATCACCGAATGCTTGTCCTAAAACTGAGAATGCATACTCTTTAAATTCTTCATCTGATTTTACTTCAGCTTCATTAGTAGGTTGTGCAGACTCATTAAATAAATATTGATAGTTGCTACCTTTTTGTGAATATATTGAAGTAATTTTAAAATCACCTTTAATTGATTTACCAGTATCTTCTTTATAGTATTTAGCATAATAAGCTTTAAAGAAAAGATTAGGCATTAACTCACCGAAAAAGTGTGATATTTTACCAATATAGAATTTTGCGTCAGGATAAACTTCTAGAATTTCTTCTTCAGTTTCAGCGTTTAAAACATCACCTTCGTAATCCTTTACAAATCTAGCTTCAGTAACTTCAGCTTCTTCCTCTTCTTTTACTTCAATACCTTCTTCGTCTGCAAACTCCTCTGCATTCTCTTTATCTTCAGCATCAACAGATTCAACATCAAATTCTTCATCGCCTACTTTGAATTTATCTTCACCTTTAGCGATAGCCTCTGCTCTTGCAGCACCAAATGCGTTACCTTCTTCAACTTCTTCAGCTGGAGCTTCTTCTTCAGACTCTTCTTCATCTTCTTTTTCAACTTCGATTTCATAATCTCCGTCTACTTTAATTTCGATTTCGTCTTCAGTTACTTCCTCTTCTTCTTTAATTACTGGAAATTTCTTACCGTTAAATTCAAATTCTTCAGCATCTTCTTCGATTGCTTTAGCTCTTGCAGCTAAGAAAGCGTTGCCTTCATTTACTACAGATTCGTTTTGGAAAATTAGATTAAATTCATCTACAATTTTCTGAGCTAAATCAGACTGACCGAAGCTATCTAAGAATAATGCCATACCTTCAACGATACCAATACCTGACCATCCAGCAGCTGATGCCATAAATGGACCAACTTCGTCTAATAGGTTAACAATTGATTTCTTACCGACTGGGATTTTCATATCACCTAATCCATCGACCTCTACAATAACTGTACTTAATTTGCCTTTAATTACTTTACTTACAGGCTCTCTATAAGAGTGGAAATTAGCATCTGTTAAAGATTCTGCTAATAAGTATTTACATACTCCTAAGAAAATAGACTGGTCCATTAACGTGTTGTGGTCCATAAAGAATTGCTCTAGGGCTTTCTTTACTTTCTTTGCGTCCTTCACATTACCTTTACTTGGTACGAATCTTTCGTTAATAACCATAGATTCAAAAGCTTTCTGTAAACCAGTCTCAGCATAAACATCTGCCATATACCACTTACCATCTCTTTCGTCAAATAAGTAAACGAATTCTGCGCCTGCATCGTTAGATGCATCTCTAATAAATTTGTTGATTTTATTAACGTCACCATCTAGTGTAGTTTTATCTCCATAGAAGTTGATATTTCTCCAGTCTGGCTCTAAGTATGAACCACCTCCTTTACCTAGTAAAGTCTTAACTGTTCCAGCATCGTATTTACCTTTTTTAATTGTAGGTAACATGTGGTCTGGATAACCATCGTAGTGCATATACACTGATTTGATTTTTCCTCTCTTGTTAATAAGACCGATTTGAGAACGTGTACCTTCTTCGATAATAGCAACTGATTCGCTAATCTCTGTAGCACCTAACTTTCTAAAGAACTTATTTCTGTCCTCTTCGTTAAGGTCTGTAATTCTTGTTACTCCAAATTTAGATAGTAGTGTTTTAAATTCGTATGCAGCTTCTTCTCTTGCTGCTGATTGTTCTTCTTCTAATTTTAGCTTTGCTGCTTTTACAGAAGCATTAGCAAAATCTTCAAAAGATTGTAGTTTTAATGAACCCATTATTTTAGATTTATTTTTTATTACTTTAGTATTGTATTATATATCCCCTTCAAATGTCACATTTTTTACCTCAAACGGGAACTTCTGTTCTCTATAGATCTTCTGCCTAGCTTTAGCATGTCTAATTAAGTAGTTATCCCAGTCAGGAGAGGATAAATCATCTACAAAGTCAATAATATTAACTGCTGTTTTTGACTTATGTTTCCTTAGTCCCCTACCTATTGATTGTCTAATAATCACTTCGGATTTAAAGGACTCTGTAAAGAATATATTGTGTATCTTATTAATCGATATACCAGTTGAAAATGTACCATAGGATGCCACAATAATAATCTCAGCACCTGCTTCCATTTTCTTTTTATACTCTTCTCTAATATCTTTATCTGTATTTCCGTCTACATAGTAAACATTCTTGTCAGATTCTTGACGCAATTTTTCATAAATTCTTTTACCATGTTCAATACGGTGGAAAAGTACAAGGCCATTTCCTTTAACTCTGGAAATAATGCTACAAATAAATGCAAGCCGACCTGGCGACTGTATAACATAATTGCTTTCAAATTTATAGACGTCTTTACTCTCATATCTATTTTGGGACATTTCTCTAAAAGCATTCTTTGTACTCTCAGCAGCATAGTCCATTTTTATTACTTTTACTTTACAGCCTGCAATATGTCCCTCTTCTTGTAGGAAATTTGCACTAACCTCTGTAATTACAGGACCAGTATAAGCCATAAGTGTTAATCTATCTAAACTACCAGCTTTTGGAATTGTACCCGAAAGTCCAAACCTATAATTAGCCGCTGTACATTTTTGTAGGATAGTTTTAATAGATTGAGATTTAGCCTTATGTGTTTCATCAATAAGTACTGCATCAAATTGTTGGAAATATTCTTTATCTTTCTTAACCAGAGATTGGTATGTTCCAATTACTACATTTCTACCAGGTCTAACTTTTTGACCTGAATAAATTTGTTGTACTTTTATATTGGCTTGGTTTCTCCAGTTATAGTCTTGAAAATCTTCTGAACCCTGAACAACAAGTGAGACATTAGGTACAATAAATAGAATTCTACCAGCCTTTTGTTTTTCTAATAGGTAAGATATTACCATAAATGAAATAAGAGTTTTACCAGCTGATGTAGCCAATTCACTTAGACAATTTCTAAATTTAAGGATATTATATGCAGCTTCAATTTGATAATCTCTAGGTTGTATCTCTGAACCATCAAAGAAATCCATTGCCCACTCTTCAAAGTCTGCAGCTTTTATATTAGTATCAAACAGTCTTGTAATGCCATTTAGTTTAAGCTCGTATTTATACTGCTTACACATATTCATTACTTCTCGCCATAGACCAGATGGAATCCACTTGTCATCTTTAATATATGAGATATAGCCATCCCATAAACCCTTTTTAACCAGGGGATGAAATCTCCAAGATTCAATACGTCTATTTAATGTGATGTTGAGTTGTTCAACTTCCATTTCAGACGCTTCGTCTACACGCAAAAACTGCTTGTTATCTGTTAACGTTAATTCCACTGATTTTATAGATCTTTTAGAGCCAGTCTATTTCTAATAGCAAAGCCCATATTATCTAGAGTTTTTACAGAGTCTCTTAGCCAATCCATTTGATTTTCTAAATGTGACAATATCATGTTGTCATCTGCTAAGTCGTTCTCTAAGAATTTCTCTTTCTGTTTTTCACCTAGCTTGTAGTCATAATTATAGTATCTAATATATGCTTCTCTATATCTAGCAGAAATAGTTTTCTTTTGTTGTTTAATTTTGACATTTATATATGCCATTTGGTCTACGAGTGTTTGCCTAGAAGATAACACATCTGCAATAGTAACCTCCATTGTATTTAGATTACGCAGACTTTGTGCTAGACTTCTAATAGTTGCTGACCACTCGTTTCTCTGTGCACTTAACTTTTGATCTAGTGATAATATCTTTTCGTTACTCATTTATCTTTATATTAAAATAGCGACTTTTTGTTCCTATCCGGCTTGATAAACTTTGCAGCCTTCTGGCCCTTCTTAAGTTTAGGTTTGCTGAATTTCATATCGGGATTATCAGTCTTAAATTCTGGCATCTCGAAATCAATCAACATACGCATCTTCTTGAAGCGGTCGCTGTCCTTAAAAAAATCCTCTAATGTATCTTCCATTTCTTCTATACGTACCATAAGTCTAAATCGCTTGATGTGAAATAATTTTCTATTTGTTTCCAAGCATCAGATTTCTGCTTGTAACATACTTTCATCAAATCGTTTAGATCTTTGATATTATATGTATCTAGCTTAAAATCATCTAGAAATTTAGACCACATAAATACTGGTCTGCCCTTCTTAAGCTTCTCAATCATTTTCTTTTTACCTGTTGCATCATTATCGAACATATACCTGACTGTCGCCATTTCGTCAAATTCTTCTGTCGATCTACCTGCTGTTGCTAGGGCAATAGAGTTATGCATAAACTTGGCATCAATTGGACCTTCGAACATAGTTACTGGTTGTTGAAAGTTTACTTGCATGATACCGAATAGAGTAGAAGCCTTTGCCAGTTTTGTCATTTCTTCTGGTGCTAACTCTAATGGCTTCTTCCATTCTTCATATAATTTAGGCAAGTCATAGGTGAGATACCTAGACCCATAGCCTTTCATTCGTCTGGATTGTGCGCCGATAATTTTACCTTCCATTCCCTTATTTAAAATCCAAAGCCTATTGCCTTTAGGGGAGAAAAGAAAGTCATCAGTTTTCTTATGTAACAACCTATCTTTAAGTTGAAACCAAATCCATTCGCCTGGTTCAATTTCTTTAGCGCCAAATATCTGTTTAAATTCATCTACGGTTAACGCTAAGTCTTGGACGCTTTTAAGACTTGCATTCTGTAATACTTGTTCTTGACTAACTTGTTGTTTGTTCTCTTTAATATAGTCAATAATCGTAAATGAGTCGCCTGAATTAGGCATTCTAACCTCATGGTCTTTTAAGAACGTATGAAGATTAGTGTGGTGAGAACAATTGTAACAATGATACTGAAGTGTGTCCCAATACATGTTACCTCTTTTCTTGGTATCATCTTCATGGGAGTCACCGCAATAAGGACATGCCAAGGTTATTCGCCCTGGCATGTCTTTAAGCAGCTGCTTGTTAGGAGTAGAATGATGTTCTACACAAACTTGTTTTAGTGCAACTTTTATTCTACTCTTAAGCTCTTCAGTTAATTGTATGTTATTAGATGTTGAGGTCATCTAGGAAAGAATCTAAATCATCATCTGTAGTTACCTTACCTTCAGCTGGTGCTTCAGCTTTTGTTGGCGCAGCAGATCCTGCAGTTGCAGTTTCAGTTACTTTTGCCTTTGGAGCTGGAGCAGATTTTGGAGCAGAAGTTACTGCTGCAATATCATCACCTGGATTAAGGTACATTCTCAATACGTTGTTTACGAAAGCTCTTGTGTCTTCGTCCCAAGCTTTGTAGTCGTATTGTGCTAAAGATGGTGCATTCTCTAATTCTTCTTTGATAGCGCCCATAGTCTCTTTCGTTCTTTCTGCTGGAGCATCGCCCATGATTACTGCAGATTTATTAGAAGAGAATTTAGATTTATCGTAGTTATTGTACTCACCTTGTCTTGTAATAACAAGCTCGAAGTTCTTACCTTCAAATAGGTCGAATACTTGTGTTGGCTCACCGAAGTCTGGCTTCAATTCAGAGTCAATCTTCTCTTTAATCTTATATCCAAATTTGAATACTTTGTAAGTACCCTCCAATTCTGGGTTCTGTGGGTCTTTTACGATTTTTACAAGAGAATAATACTGTTGACGTCTCTTTAATTTTTCAGAAGCTTTTCTATCTACTGCAGAATCTGATTTTCTTAGTTTCCAGAATACATCTGCAATTGGACAGT